GTGTTTAGGAATTCAAGCAACGGCATTTGTAGGATTATATCCCATTTAGTTCGGTCACCTTTGACAATCTTGTCAACTAATTCCAACCACGGTAAGGGACTTACGCTTCCTTCAGTTGGTTCATCTCCTCCCTCAAATAGGTTAGGATAGTTTCCAATAACTTGGGATAAACTGCCGAAAAAAAAACCGCATAGGAGTAAGCATATGTGACAGGTAGCGATAGCATCAGTTCACATTTCTCCTCATAGTTTGCCTGTGCATCTGTGACCTTCTTAGTTCTGCCAAAGAAGTCAACCTCATAAGACAACAATGCAATGATCTTGTGAAGCGATTCAATCATATCTCCGTTGAACACTTGCTGAAGTTCAATAAAGTGATGCCCACATATTTCGTTGGTGGTTTTGGCTAAACGAAAATATCTTCCACGATGCTTGAACATAAACTGAACAGGTTGGTTTGGGAGTTCGTTTAAGAAGTCCAATTTCTTCAGTTCATTTGTCAGCTCATCCAACGGCATTGATTCAACCTTGTCCATTGACCAATGGTTTACAATGGCGAGTGTGTTCATTGTCTTTTCAATGTTAGACATATCACGACAAGAGTGAATCTCCTGAAGTTGGTGTATGGTTATGTTATTCCATTTCATATCGTTTCAATTTGTAACGGTTACGCAAAGTAAAATGTTCCCGGTCTATTGTGTTTCTTGCAATCTACGGCTAATGCTAATGCCATAACACAATCGTCAAACAACCCTTGTGGTGCAGTATATCTCACACCTGTTCTTGTGTATTCAAATTCAAAGTTTTCCATCTCTCCTCCTATGGGTTCTTCAGGGAAATACACTTCCCTATTCTGTACGCTGATGACCAAACCTTCAATGAGTTGTTGCTTGCTCTGTGATGTGAACTTGAATCCTTTGATTCGTGGATGGCTTCGTTGTAATTGCTCAACGATAGGATCTCCTACACCGGTTGAATCCACAAACGCTGGAGTCACACCAATCAATGTCGTAATCTTTGCCAATGTTTGCGACCAATCCGCTTGGAATCGGTCAACATATGCAACGCAGTTCATAGCATCCAAACCGACTATGACGGTGTAATCCGAATACTTTGCCAAATCTATTCCCCACGCAACAACACTTTTGTTGGTAACGGGCTTGTAGCAACTACGGATGGCATCAATACCAAAGGGGTTTGTCTTGTCATCTGCTGGTTCTGCCAAATATAGCTCATCAAATACGTGCTTTGGAAGGTCTCGTTTGGCTTGCTCAACCTCCTCAAGTTTAAGGATGCCCTCTTTGACTGCATCATATGCCGTAATCTTGAAGTACCTGTAATCTCTTTCACCGCTTCTTGCTCTCTCCCCCAACTTGTAGAACCAATTCTTTTTCCCTTTTACGTTTCCAATCAGTTTGCACTTGCCTTGTGTAGCGGTTAGGGTTGAACGCATTGCATACCAACTCTCCTCCCTCATACGAGATGCCTCATCAATTACGGCAGCATAAACATCATCTCCATACAAGTTATCAGGTTTCTCACCGGATTTGAATTCAATGCGTGAACCCGTTGGAAGCGTGAGCAGTAACTTGGTTTCGTTGGACTGAAAGAAGTTATTGTCATTCACTTGGGTTTTCATCCTTCGGAATGCTATCTCCGCTTGTTGGTAAACAGGGGCAACCCACCAAACAGATTGCCCTTCCTTACATTTTAACGCTTGCTCAAATAACCAAATGATGTGAGATGCCGTCTTGCCCGTCTTTGTAGATGCAGCAGTAATAGTAAAACGAGCATCACAATCAAGGATATCTTTTTGGTAACTCGTGACATATGGTCTTTGATAGGTTATTTGCATAGTTTGTCATACACCGCCAACCTCGTTAGGTTATGCAGTTCCAAGTTGTGATATGTGTTGCAATACTCAAAGTTACTTCTTCCCATTGACTGCCTAACAGAATGCCCAGCATCAATCAACTTCTCAATGGATGCCTTCCAATTATTTTGGGTTGTGAAGATAACGCCATCGTTGGAAGTGTGATACAAGTACGGGAATACCGCAGAGCAAATGATAGGTATTGAATAGGCAGCCGCTTCAACAATCTTCAATTCACTTTTGCATTGATTAAAACGATTGTCTTGTAACGGTGCAAGAACGAAATCAAAGTGCTTGTAAACCTCACCATACTCCCAAACAGATGTGCCTTCAACAATCTTTGCTTTGGGAATCAGTTTAACAATGTTGTTCCAATGATCACTTGGAGTATAACCAACGATGTAGAATTCCACATCCATTGAATTAATGTCATCAGCGATGAGCTTCAAATCCTCCTCGTGAGTGATTCCACCAACCCATCCTATCTTCACTTTCTCGTTCTTCTCCTTTGGTTGTGACCATTGATTGTGAGTCAAGTCCAAGCAGTTTGGGACAACATAAACATTCTCGTTAATCAATCTCACTTCCTTTGCAAGCATCGGTGTGGTAGTAAATACTGCATCAGCGTAATGAATCGCATCCTTAATGGCTTGCTTGATTCCTTTCCTGTATGCCCAATATGCCGGATTATATTTTGGTAGTACCCAATAGTCATCCACATCAATCACATAAGGTTTGCCAGCATCGGCAATTCGCTTCAGCACATCATAGTGATATTTACCAAGCCATCGTGAGAACACAATAACATCATAAGGTGCAAGGTCAATGGTTAGCCATTCTTCCTGTGATTGACAAACATCTATTGTTGCTTGTCCGTCTAATTGCATACGCAGATGCGGTGAATAGATGCGGTGATAAACCACTCCATTCATTCCGTCTGTTAATATCAAAACTCTCATAGTTCCAAAAGTATTTGTTTGACCTCCGTATAGAACATTAACTCGTTTCTGTTCTCCCAAGAGTTATGAGATAACGCTTCAATGATTTGATTGACTGCAACCAATGAGCAATCCTTAACGGTCAAAGAGTTATTATATGACTCCTTGATTTCTTGTGCTTTGTCTTGTGGTGTCATTCGTTAGGTAAAATTGGGATAGGCATCCAATAAAGAACTTCAAGCAACCTGTTCGTGTGTTCATCAATCCACATATCATCCAAGTACCTGGCAAGTGTGAATTCACCTTGTGCGGTGTGAACCAATTTCAAATCATCATCCGTTGGTGGATAGACATCCAACCCTCTCCACGTCTTCTTCATTTTGCTTTTGGGACTGAAAGTGAATGTGTTGCTCTGCTTTTTTCATTGGGCGATTTCATCTTGTTGCAGTTGATTCTTACATCACCGTATTGATTAACCACCAATTCACCACTTTTGATGGCTTCGTTTAATTTGCTAATGTTGATTGATAGGTTGAGTCCGTACTCATTCTCCCATCCGTTACCGAGATAAGTTGTCATTGTCTAAGTTCAAAGTTATTGTGAAATTCTTGCTTTCTATAGTTTGGTCTATTGTTTCTTTTGGTTTACCTTATATGTATCAAAAAGCATATAAAATGTCCGACATATCACACATTATATGCAAAAAGATGTGATAATGTCACAAAAATCATACTTAAGAGTTACAACATTTCATTCAAACAGGCAACAACATATGCGTTAAATCCTTTGGCTGCTGATAATTCCAACCGCTTTTGTCGTTCTTTGGTCTTGGTTTTGTAAAATGATATCGTGTTTAGGAATTCAAGCAACGGCATTTGTAGGATTATATCCCATTTAGTTCGGTCACCTTTGACAATCTTGTCAACTAATTCCAACCACGGTAAGGGACTTACGCTTCCTTCAGTTGGTT